TACCACAACGTAATCTTTATGATGGTCATTACGATGGCAAAGTGGGTGGCACAAAGAAAATGAATCGTGTGTTTGATTCTACAGCCATTAACTCTACACAACGATTTGCTAACCGTATGCAATCTGGCATCTTCCCTCCTCAACGTAAATGGTGTCGATTAGAGCCTGGATCAGACATTCCAGCAGAGCGTAATGCTGAAGCACAAGCTGCATTAGATATGTATAACGATAAGTTATTTGACACATTAAAACAATCTAACTTTGATATTGCGATTGGTGAATTCTTACTTGACTTATCTGTAGGTACAGCTGTGATGATGGTTCAACCGGGGGATGATCTTACACCGATTAACTTTATTCCTGTACCACAATACTTAGTATCTATTGAAGAAGGTGCTAATGGTCAAGTAGATAACGTATATAGACGTATGCGCATGAAGGGTGAATCTATACAACGTCAATGGCCTGATGCTGAAATACCAAAAGATTTACAAACAAAGATAGATCAAAAGCCAACAGACGATGTTGAATTGATTGAAGCAACTCTACTAGATCAAAAACGTGGTGACTATTGTTATCATGTGATTCATAAAGAGTCTAAAACAGAACTACTATATAAACGCATGAAATATAGTCCATGGGTTGTATCTCGTTATGCTAAAGTATCTGGTGAAATCTATGGTCGTGGTCCATTAATCACAGCATTACCTGATATTAAAACATTAAACAAAACTAAAGAATTAGTATTAAAGAATGCTTCTCTTGCTATCTCTGGTGTTTATACAGCAGCAGATGATGGTGTATTGAATCCTAACACAGTGAAGATTATGCCAGGTGCTATTATTCCTGTAGCACGTAATGGTGGTCCACAAGGTGAATCATTAAGAGCATTACCAAGATCAGGTGACTTTAATGTATCACAGTTAGTGATTAATGATTTAGTAGCTAACATTAAACGTATCTTACTTGATGAATCATTACCACCTGATAACATGTCAGCTCGATCAGCAACAGAAGTTGTAGAGCGTATGAAAGAGTTATCACAGAATTTAGGTTCTGCATTTGGTCGACTCATTAATGAAACAATGATTCCCCTAGTTAGCAAGATGCTAGAAGTAATGGATCAACGTGGTATAATCTCTTTACCATTAAAGGTTAATGGTTTAGAAGTTAAGATCAGTCCTGTGGCTCCATTAGCTATGGCACAGAATATGGATGATATTCAAAACATTTTACAATATGCACAGATTGCACAACAAGCTGGACCAGAAGGTCAGATGGCAATCAAAGTCGGTGAGATGTTAGATTACATTGCAGAGAAGTTAGGTGTTCCTCAGAAGTTAAGACCAACACCACAAGAAAGAGCTATGATGCAACAACAAGCCGCTGCAATGGCACAACAAATGCAACAGCAAAATCCAGAAGCTGCACAGGAAATGATGCAACAATAAGGATAATTTATGGCTGGATGGGAAGATTTAGATCAAGCTTTACCACTTGATATTAGAGATGTTAATCAAAAAAGAGATGATGTAGATCGTCTCTGTCTTAGAGTCCTTGGGGGTGAGGACGGTGAACAGTTAATAAAATGGCTGCGTGAAGCAGTTGTTGAGCAACCTGTTGCCTTGCCAGGTAGCGATCCAAGCTACGCTTACTACCGTGAAGGACAAAATAGTATCGTTAAGGATTTAGAAGCAAGGTTAATTAGAGCAAGGAAACTATAATGGAAGAAACACTCGAGCCTAGTGTGGAGAATCAATCTAGCACTGGCCTACTCGATGGAGCTACTCCAGAGTCAGACGAAGCCAGTACCGAAGAAAATCCACAACAAGTAGAAATAGATCATCGTGATCCTCAAGAACTAAAAGCAAAAGAAGAATTTGCTGTTGGTAAAGAAGAAGATGATGATGAACCTTTAGAGCGACCAGATTGGTGGCCTGAAAACTTTTGGAAGAATGATGATTCTGCACCTGATCTTGAAGGTATTGCTAAGTCATGGACAGATCTTCGTAAGAAAATATCACAAGGTAAACATAAAGCACCAGAAGATGGCAAGTATGATACGTCAGCATTTGGTGAAACACCTGATGGTGATCCATTAAAACAACACGTCTTAGATTGGGCAAAAGATTATGGCATTAGCCAATCTGCATTAGATGATTTAGTAGGTCAAGTTGTTGAGATGGGCATAGGTAATGCAGAACAAGCAGAGATTAATACACAAGAAGAAATGAAGTTACTAGGTCCAAATGCCGAAGCACGCATTAATGGCATGGTTAAATGGGCTAGTAATCTAGTTAATAAAGGTGTATGGTCTAAAGATGACTTTGAAGAGTTTAAGGTCATGGGCGGTACTGCTAGAGGTATTGCTGCATTAGAAAAACTAAGAGCATCATACGAAGGTAGACTTCCTATTGAATCTTCACCTGTGGAAGGTACACCTTCTAAAGAAGAACTACAACAACTTGTTGCAGATCCTAAGTATCAAACAGATCCAGCCTACCGTAAAAAAGTGGAACGTGCGTTCCAACAAGTATACGGTTAATCTAGTCTTGTAATAATAGGCTTTATGTGGTATATTATCGCATGAGGCCTATTACATATTCATGTAACCCTTAAACGCAAGTAATCTTGTCGACCGGCTATCGTAAATAGCAAGCAAGGCCCAGATTTATCTGGCATACCACAGCGATTAATTTACTTTTATTAATTACTAAGGAGTCTCAAATGGCTATTGGATTATCTAATGCTTTTGTTACCCTATTTGATGCCGAAGTTAAACAGGCTTACCAAGCTAAAGCACAGCTTATTGCAGCAGTAAGACAGAGACGAGGCGTTGAGGGTTCAACAGCAAAATTCCCTAAAGTGGGTAAAGGCGTAGCAACATTACGTATTCCACAAACAGACGTAACACCGTTAAATGTGGATTTCTCACAAGTAACAGCAACAATGGAAGATTGGAATGCAGCAGAATATTCTGACATCTTCATGCAACAAAAAGTTAACTTTGACGAAAGACAAGAATTAGTGCAAGTTGTGGCTAATGCAATCGGTCGCCGTCAAGACCAACTTGTTATTGATGCATTAACAGCATCATCAACATCAAACACTGTGTCAAACGACATTGGTGGTACAGATACAAACCTTAACTTAGACAAACTTCTTGCAGCTAAGAAATTGTTAGACAAAGGTAACGTACCTCCACAAGATCGTCACATGGTGATTCATGCTAACTCTTTAGCATCAATCTTAGCAGAACAAAAACTTACATCTTCTGATTATGCTTCAGTTAAAGCTTTAGTATCTGGTGAAATCAATACATTCTTAGGTTTCACATTCCACGTACTTGGCGACAGAACTGAAGGTGGTTTAGCTGTTGACGGTTCTTTAGACAGAACTGTTTGGGCATTCCACAAAGATGCAGTTGGTTATGCTGAAGGTATGGGTCCTAAGACAGAGATTAACTACGTTCCAGAAAAAACATCATTCCTTGTGAATTCAATGTTCTCAGCTGGCGCAGTAGCAATCGATGCTGAAGGTATTGTTCAAATCACATGTCGTGAATCAGCTTAAGGAGAATGACACATGGCTTATAATAAAGACAATCTACAACCAATAGGTGGTCAGTCTAAAGCTGGTAATGCTCCTCAAATGTGGAGCTACACAGCACCAGGCACTGATGCACTTGCTGATATCAACACATCAGGCTACTTCAATGACGCACATACTGTATTAAAAGTAGGTGACTTAATTCATGTATGGGACGCTTCTGTTCCTACATCATCTTTAGTTACTGTACTTTCTAATGCTTCTGGCGTAGTTGACGTATCTGACGGTACAGCACTATCAGTTGCAGACGCTGACTAAGTTGTTTATAGCAGATCAGGTAGGTACTTCGGTGCCTACCTATTTGCATATTTAAAGGAAAGAAAATGGCTACAGGTGATACCGATATTAAAATATGTTCCGATTCATTATTAATGCTTGGAGCTAATCCTATATCATCGTTTACTGAAGGTACAGATGAAGCAAACATTTGCGATCGTATCTATCCAGATATTAAGATTAAAACATTAGCAACTTACCCTTGGTCATTCTCATTTAAGAAGGTACAACTAGCTAGGCTAGTGACGACACCGACTACAGAATATAAATACGAATATCAACTACCATCAGACATGATAGGCACGCCTAATGCTTTATATGACTCTGATGATGTAGGCTCACCAAGACGTAGAGAATACAGATTGCTTGGTGATAAAGTTTTAACAGACTATGAAACAGTGTATATTGATTATCAATACAATGTACCTGAATATGCATTACCTCATTACTTTGTACAATTACTAAAATATCAATTAGCATGGCACTTAGCAATGCCAATCACAGATCAAGTAGATCGGTCTGAGTATTGGAAGACAGTTGCGGAAGGAACACCCGGGGAAAATGGTCGTGGTGGTTATATGAGACAAGCTATGAATATTGATGGTCAAGGAAAACCAACTAACGCGATACAGGATTTCTCATTAATTGATGTGAGGTATTAATGGCACGTTTTGTCAACATACAGACTAACTTTACCTCAGGTGAGATTGATCCTCTTATCAGATCACGTGTTGATCTTGAATCATATAAGAATGGTTTAGAAGTAGCAAAGAATGTCATTTGTCAACCACAAGGTGGTGTGTCACGTAGACCAGGTACAAGATTCATTACGGAGTTAGGCGGATCTCCAGAAAATGGTGTACGTCTTGTTCACTTTGAATTCTCAGTTGATGATAGCTACATGCTTGCATTTACTAACAATCGCATGTATGTCTTCAAAAATAAAGCACTCATTACAAACATTAATGGTTCAGGTAATGATTATCTCACAACAACGATTGCAAGCGCGCAGTTAAATACAATGTGTTACACTCAGTCTGCTGATACTTTAATTGTTGTGCATGAAGATATAATACCTAAAAAGATTGTTCGTGGTGCAAATGATGCAACATGGACTATTTCTAATATTACATTTGATTCGGTACCTCAATATGCTTTCTCACTATCTACATCAAATCCAGCAGCAAACATTACTCCAAGTGATGTCTCAGGAAAAGTTACAATCACAGCATCATCGGGAGTCTTTAACTCAGGACACGTTGGACAATATATCAATGCAGAACCACAAGGTCGAGCAAAGATAATACAATACAATAGTTCTACATCAGTGAATGTAGTAACAGAGTTTCCATTCTTTAATACATCTGCAATCAGTTCTGGTAACTGGGAGTTAGAAACAGGATATGAAGATGTATGGTCAGTCTCAAGAGGGTACCCTAGGTCAGTGACATTCCATCAAGGTCGATTATTCTTTGGTGGTAGTAAGTCAAGACCATCAACGATATGGGGATCTAAAGTTGCTTTGTTCTTTGACTTTGAAGCTGTGGAGGGATTAGATGACGATGCTGTTGAGGCTACTCTTGATACTAATACTTTTAACGCTATCGTTGACCTTATCTCTGGTCGTGATTTGCAAGTGTTTACGACGGGTGGTGAATTTTATGTACCGCAAGAAGGACTAACACCAATCACTCCTACTGACTTCTTTTTATCTTCAACATCACGTAATGGTACAAAAGAAGGTATCCGGGTTAAACAGCTAGAATCAGGTGTATTGTTTATACAAAGACAAGGGAAACAGTTATCTGAGATTGCCTACTCTGATACACAGTTAACTTACATTACATCTAAGATTTCATTATTATCTGGACATTTATTAAAGAATCCTACACGTATGGATATTCGTCGTGCTGTGGCCACAGATGAAAATGACTTACTATTAATTGTTAATGGTGATGATGGTACAATGGCAGTGTACTCATTACTACGCGCACAGAATGTTATTGCTCCTTCTGAGTTTGTTACTAATGGGTCATATATTGACGTTGGCGTAGACATTACAGATATTTATACAGTAGTAAAACGTATTGATAATAGTACAGATAAATACTATATAGAGGTATTTGACGATACAGTATTGACAGATTCAGCTGTCACAGGAACAACTGCAAGCTTGGATGCATCACATATTGATGGTCAAACAGTACATGTTATTTCAGATGGTTTTGTAGAAGAAGATCAAACAGCAGATAGTGCTGTTACATTTGTCACACAACCAACAACATCGGGTGAAGTGGGTATGCATTTTGATGTAGAAGTAAAGACGATGCCTGTTGACTTACGTATACAGACAGGTACTCGTATTGGATTTAAGAAGCGTATTGTTGAGGTGAATGCATTGATCTACAAAACACAGAATCTAGTGATTAATGGCAATCTAGTTCCAATTAGAACATTGGGAGCTGGAGTGCTAGATAACGCAGTACCAGAATTTACCGGAACAAAGGTACTTCATGGTATACTTGGGTACAGCAATGAAGGACAGATTACAGTCACACAGTCTGCCCCTATGAAATTTACATTGCTTGGGTTAGAATATAAATTAGCAACACATCAAGGAACTTAATTATGGGCATGGCAGCTCCAGCAGTAGGAACCACAGCTTTTTGGAAAGGCACCACAGCATTAGCCTTACCTAGTTTATCTACATCATTATTTGTAGGTAGTACATTATTAAGTGCATATCAATCCTACCAACAAGGTCGTGCGCAATCAGCAATGTATGATATACAGGCTCTACAAGCACGTGCTGAGGCAGAGAGAAAGTCATTAGAATATGAACTACGTGCAAATGATACATTGAGATCATTGCGTCAACGGAATGCAGCTAACTTAGCTCGCGGTTATGGTGGAGGTGTTGTAGGTTTAGAAGGATCATCTAAGTTAGTTGAAACAGTCAACAATAAAGAAGCTGGTCGTGATTTAATGTTTGATATTAGTAATACTAAGAATGCAATATTACAAGGTCAAACACAATCAGAGATTTATAGTACATCTGCTGATATAGCAAGAAGGAGTGGTATATTGGATGCTGGATCTAAGTTAATTATGGCTGGATATGCATATAATCAAATTGGTGGATAATTATGGCAGAAGATAGAAGATACAGATCAAGAGGGATTACATTAGAAAATCAAGGCAGACTTGACTTATCTAATATTCAAGAAGGTATCCGCGCGTCACAAACACTTGAGAGACGCTTAGATCAGGTATCTGAACTTGCAT